CGAGATCTGCGCATGTCTCGTGGGCTCGGAGATGTGTATAAGAGACAGCAAATAAACTGTTCAAATATACAGTTAAAGTAATAAGTATCAGTGTGTTAATCTTTGTTTATGATGTTGCATATATCAAATAAGTATCTGTATTTTGTGAAAAAATGCGGAGAATGGAAAGCTTATTGGGTATATTTAAACGCAAGGTTTCCTCTTTTAAAACAAGAAGTTCGAGAGGATCTTTTGACAGCATGGGAAACGGATTATCTTCTATTTCTTCATTCCGTTCTGCCTTATCATCTGTAAACACAGAACAAGCAATGCGTTTCACCGCCGTATATGCGGCAATCCGTCTTCGTTCTGAGACGGTAGCTTCCTTACCTAAAACCGTTTTTTCTATTGACGAAACCGGGCGGCATGATGCCCGTAAGCACAATATATACAAGCTGATAAAATACAAGCCCAACGGCTGGATGAATGTGTTTACTTTTTGGGAATACACTAATTCATGTTTGGAAGGTTGGGGGAATGCTTTTGTTATTATCCGTCGGGATATGAAAGGTGATCCGGTGGAATTGATACCGGTCCATCCCCGGTTAGTGAGTGTTGTGTTTAGAAATGCACGTAAATGGTATATTGTGGCCGGTAGCCTTTTTTTCGACGGGACCTATCCGGATGAAGACATGTTGCATTTTTTCGGGATGTCAGAAGATGGAATTACAGGCGTAAATCCCATTGTTTACAACGCCGCGGCTATTAGCAGTGGCATTTCCGCTCAGTCTTTCGGAAATGAATTTTTTGAACAGGGAGGAAATGTAAGGGCTGTTCTTGAAACGGATAAAACACTTGGAGCTGATATTATGCCCGATTTTGTCAAGGCATTTAATCAGGCCAAAAACTTTGGTACTCCTATCCTTGACCAGGGTGTAAAGTATAAACAGGTTGGTATCGCTCCGGAGGCTGCTCAGATGTTGCAAACACGCACATTCGCTTTGCAGGATATCGCCAGGATATTTAATCTGCCTCCTCATATGTTGGCTGATTTATCAAGAGCGACATTTTCAAATATAGAACATCAAGATATCCAATACGCTAAGTATTCTATTCGCCCATCCGTTAAGCGGTATGAGCAAGAAATGGACAGAAAGCTGTTTTTTGAGGATGAATTAGGCAGGTACGAAACCAAGTTTAATTTGAACGGGTTGATGCGTGGAGATATGACAAGCCGGTCAAATTTTTATCACAATGCGGTTTTGGATGGCTGGTTATCCCGTAACGAGGTGCGCGAAATGGAAAATATGAACCGGATGGATGGACTTGATGATATGTTGTATCCAGGCAACGAAAATATTGTAGGAAAAGAAGTATTACCAAAGGAAAAAGTAAGCAAATGAATAGAAAAGAGGCCGAAAAAACAAGAACCGTGCAGTTCGTCTTTTCAGATGAAACCCGCGACACATATGGAACAGTCCTGTCGGCAGACAAATGGGATTTGAAACGTTTCAATAAGATAGGAGTTGCATTTTACAATCATAACGGTCGAAGTAGTGATCCTGACCAAACGATCGGCACTGCCCGTGCTTGGATAGAAGATAAAAAACTGGTGGGGGAAATTCGTTTTGAAGCGGAAGATTTGAATCCATTGGCGGACAAAGTTTTTAGAAAAGTGCTGGCCGGTACGCTTCGCGGCGTATCTGTGGGTTTCATGCCTTTAGAACGTGGAAAGTTTGGTGAAGGGGATGAAGCTTTAGGTGGCAAAAATGAAACCTATTATTTCGGTCGTTGCGAATTGCTTGAGATATCTGTTACTCCTCTTCCTGCTAATAAAAATGCCTTGGCAAGATCTATAGGAACAGATCCTATTGGGGAGACGATGGAAAGGATGTCAGCAGATGGAGATATCTGTACGATCGAAGACCAGGAGCCGGATATCAATGCTAATAATGACCAAAAAGAACGTGAGGCTGACAAAGACCGGGCCTTGGCTCTTGATCTTATGTGCCGTACTGCAATAACTATGTCAAATTGTTAAACATCAATATATAAGCGATATGAGAAAGAAACATGAAGTAACGAGGGAATTGGAGCAGGAAAGAACCCGAATGAACGAGCTTTTGTCAGATAAAGACAAGAGAGATGAATTTCGTTCGTCAGCAGATAAGGTTTCCGAATTGGTAGAAGAATTAAACGCTATCAACTTGAATGAGGCAGCTGAACGGGCTGCTGCTACGGCACAGGCTGACCAGCAGAATATCCGTGATGTGGCCAAGAATTTCAGTTTTGCAAAATTTATCCGTGAAGCGTCCGGAGAAAATGGATCACAATTGACCGGCGTTGAAGCGGAAATGGCTCAGGAGGCAGAAAAGGAGGCAAAAAGATGTGGATATAAATTGACCGGTGTAGGTATTCCGTCCGCACTTTTAAACAGCCGAATGCATGTTGAAGGACGTGCCTTTGACGGTCAGAACGTAACGACACCAGCTGACGGTGGATATACGGTTACATCTCAGATGATGTATCAGGAGGCTTTGAGAAACAGATTGATCTTGACACAAGCAGGAGCTACCTATATGGGAGGACTGGTTAATAATATCGATTTGATTCAAGGGGAAGCTATCACTATGGGATGGCTGGACGAAAATGAAGAAGGATCGGATACAAAGAAGCAATTTAGCAAAGTATCTGTTAATCCAATGCGTTGCTTTGTTAATGTGCCTATTTCCAAACAATTAACTATTCAATCGAACTTGGATATTGATCGGGTGATTATCAACGACATTATGGCTTCACATGCTGAATTACTCGAAACAGCTGCCCTTAATGGCACTGGATCAAAACAGCCGAAAGGCGTTTTGAATACGGACGGTATCGGTTCGGTGGCTATCGGTGATAATGGTGGTCCGATCACTTTTAAAAAGATTGTGGATCTGGAAACAGCTATCGCGATTAAGAATGCAGACGTGTCGTCAATGGCATATGTGACGAATGCGAAGGTAAGAGGCGAAGCAAAGACTACGTTAAAATCGGCGAATGTAGCTGGGTATATCTGGGAAGGTGGAGAAATGAACGGATACCGGGCATTGGCCTCTAATCTAATCCCGTCAGATCTGACTAAAGGCTCGGCTACAAAGAAGTGCTCTGCGCTTATTTTTGGTGATTGGTCTAATCTCTGGATTATGGGTTGGGGAGGCTTGGATTTGATTGTCGATCCGTATACAATGAAAAAGTTCGGTGCATACGAAGTCACCCTGAATGCTTATCATAACATCTTTATCAAGCGCAAAGAAGCTTTCGCAGCAATCAAAGATATTACAATCGCTTAAGTTATGTGGGTAGTATTTAGAAAAGCAAAAGCGGGGCTTGCCTATTTTAAAGGAGACAAAGCCAATTTATCGGATGAGATGGCCAAACAACTCATAGAGGATGGCTTTGTTCTCCCCGCTGATGCGGATCAGATCAAAAGTGATTTACCGCTTGATCTTCCGGGTCGGGCGGCCTTGATAAAAGAAGGCTTATTTACAAAGAGCCAGGTGTTGAAGACAAAAGAATCATTGACGGATGTTCCAGGTATCGGGAGTGTTACGGCAAAGCAGATAATCGATACTCTAACGAAAGGAGAATAGTATGACATTAGAAGAATGCCCGGTATCATTGGACGAATTGAAGAAGCATCTCAGAATGCCGGTAGACGGCTCCTTAGATGAAGAACTTACGACAGTTCTTTTAGCTTCTGCCGAATATATCGAGGGCTTTTGCGGAAGGAAGTTTTCAACGTTTGAAGGCGGATTTCCGAATACGCTTAAAGCCGCCATTCTTCTTAAGGCTTCATCGCTATTTGAGAATCCGGCCGATGCTCTTGATGAACGTACAACTGCCTCGCAGAGGCTCGCAAATCCAAGAATATGGAGGCAAGAAACTACAGTATAGGAAATTTCGTTGAAAAGGTCGTGTTTTTGAAACCCGTTCGTAATGTTTCAGAAACAGGAGCGGCCGAAACAGCGTTTGTTGAGCAAGAATATCGATTATGTGAGATACAGGACCGAGTAGTAAATGCTGAGACGGTGAGTGATGCAGATGCAGAGGTCCAGTCTTATTCTGTTGTTACCTGGAAAGTTAACGGACTTACGACCGAATGGCGGGCGGAATATGGTGGAGATCGGTATTTTATCGATCGGATTTTAAACGAAAATAGAGGAATCTCAAGGTATGAATTAAGACGTGAGGACTTATGCAACGAGTAAATAAGGAAATATATAAGGTATTGGAATCGATCCTTCCTAATAAGACCGGGATTTATCCTGCTTTTGGCAGTGAGGATGCGAAATTTCCTTTTGTTGTTTATAACTGTGATTCGCTTGTTCCGGATCGGAGCAAGGATGGGATAGAAGGATTCAAAATGCAATATTCGATTGATATCTATTCTGATAAGTTCGATACTTCTGATCTTCTTGAAGATTTGATTATTGAAGGACTTGAAGGTTACACAGGCCAGACAATATCAGATATTTTATTGGTAGATGGCTCTTCGTCTTTTAATGGTTCTTTCAGGCATACATTAAACTTTGAAATTAGTATTGATGTAGATTAATACATAAGTGATTTTATTGATCATGGATAGAGCAGGAGTAGATATCAATATTAATAAATTTCTTGATTTGACAGCAAGGCTTACAGGCAAGGAAATGGATGTTGCTAAAAAGGCTGCCGTAAGGCAAGGCGCCAATTATTTGAGGCGTGTGACGAATAAGGCCTATGCTACATGGACGCGCCTTCCTATGAGGAAACATGGTGTATCTGGTGTTAAAAAGCCAGGCGAAGCTGTAATGAAAGAAGATAAAGAAAATCCCGGTGTGTTTAAAGTCCATATCATGGGTGATTACATGATGAAGTGGTTTGAACTTGGAACAAAAGAGAGAAAAACCAAAAGCCGTAAAATTGTAGGTAGTTATAGAAAAGGGATGCGTAAATTTCTTACAAGGGCAGGAAAAGGACGAAATACGGGAAAGATAGATGCTCTATATCTATTTCAAAAGGCACAAAGGTATTCTCAGAAAAAAGTGTTTGATGAAATGGAAAAAAGATTAATAAGATCGCTGAAAAGAATTAATAAAAGTAAATAATATAAGGAGGAAAAAAGATGAGCGTAGTAAAAGGTAGAGATTTAATGCTTTTCAAAGCATCAGGAGAAGCACCAGAATATACATGGAAAGCGTTTGGCGCAGCACTTACACATACGCTGAATGTGAATACTGAGGAATTGGATATTTCGAATAAAGATACTGGTGAATGGGGGGATAGTGAAGCAGGACAAATCACATGGGATTTACAATGCAACTCCATGATGGTCGAGTCGGATTACGATGAATTGCTAAAGAGCCAACTGGCAAAAGAGGTATTTCATATTGCATTTGCTCAAAAGCTAAATCCCGGAGATACAGGTAAAGCGCCAGAAGGCGGTTGGCCGATTGGAAAAGGAGGTTGGGAGGGTGATTGCATGATCACATCTATTACAGCTACTGCCTCTCATAATGATAAAGCAACATACGATGTCACCTTTAAAGGAAAAGGACCGCTTAAGGAAAGAAGTAAGGAATGAATACCAACGAAATAAAAATAGACGGAAAGATTTATAAACTGGGATGTAATTTACATACCCGTTTATTATACGAAAGAATGGCAGGTAAGATCCTTGGTGATAATATGCTTACGCTTGAACATATCATCTTTTTTTATGCCGTATTGGTATCGTTCAATAAGTCTGTTTTTGATATTGAATTTGACAAATTCGTTGATCTATTGTCCGAAGATGAGAAAAAAATAGAAGAGTTTGCGGCATGGGAAATTGCTTATTTCAAAAGCCTATCCTTATTATCCGAACCACCAGATGAGAATGATAAAAAAAAAGGATAAGTGCTTCGGAGATTTATAAGTTGCTTGTAATGGAGGGTGGTTTACCTCCTGACTATGTGTTATATCAGATGCAGCCTTTCGAGATTGAAATAGCTATCTCCGGGTTACACCTGAAGCACAAGGAGCTATGGGAAACTACCCGATTGTTAATGTATGCGATTGTGCAGGTTAACAGTAAACAGAAATTGGACCCCAAAGATGTATTATCCTTACCCTGGGATGATGAAGCTAATGAACAATTTAGCGATCGTGATCCATATAAGGAAATGCAAGAAGAAATGTGTAAAATGCTAAAATCGATGAATGATGGCCGGTGATTTAGTTGTAAGACTTTGGCTTAATAGTCAAGGATTTGATAGAAATATAGAGAAAAGTACTAAGCAGGCCCGTAAGTTTAAAGATGGCTTTTCGGGAAGTGCAGAACAGGTATCTGAATTTAGCGGAAAGTTAAATTTGTCTATCGGTATCTTAGCTAAGTTTGCTGGTGGCCTTGGGGCCGCAGCGGGTGCTTTTGGGGTAATCAATGAAGGTTTACAGAGTAATGCTGTGTATCAAGACAAATTCAATGAGTTAATGAGTACCGGCAAGGGGGTTGTATCTCAGTTTTTCTCATCATTATATTCGGGGGATTGGACCGTATTTAATGACGGGATAATGGAGGCAATTGAAAATGCGAGAACATTTGCGGAAGAATATAGAAAAGTCCGAAAAAGTCTTGTTGTTAATAAAATAGGATTTGAACAAAAAGATGCATTAAAGAATCAGTTGGAATCCATAATAGAAGATGATTCAAAAACTTCTGAAGAAAGAAAGAAAGCACAGCAGCAATTGGACAAATTGCTAATTATGGGTATTGCTGATATAAGAGAAATGTCAGATAATGCCAACAAGGCATTGGAGTCTATGATAAAACAAGTCACTGGCACTGGTAGATTTGTCACTTCGGAAAATGCCCAAAGCATCGTATTAAGAGTATATGATGAGAATAGCGATCTTCGAAAAACACTCGAAGGTTATAGGGCAATAAGAGATATGGCAAGAGAGTCGGCATCAAACTCATTTGCCAAATTCGATATATCAAATTATCGTCGACAAATTGAAGCCAGAAAACAGCTTGATTTAATGCCGGAAGATCAAAGAAATAAATATGATGAACTTTTGAGATTGGCCGATAATCTCAATGAAGAGATGTTTAATTCTTTTAAGGATTTGTTCGACGAACTGAATGATCTTAATGATAAGGCGGGAACTTGGGAAAAAGATAGAGCTGGCGCTCGGGACGAAATATTGGGGATAAAGGTTGGCGGTACATCTTCCAGATCTGAAAAATACTCTCCGGAGATCGGCTCCTTGGCTATGGCAGAAAAACTCCTTGCCACATGGAGGGATAAGTTTAACAAAGCGACTACGGAAGAGGCTCGTTCTGTAGCAAACAGGATGATACAAGAATTGAATGGTCGAATTGTTACAATGAAAGTCCAATATGATGTTGAATATAAATATGGAAAAAGAGAAGATGTACAATCTATAGAGCCAGGTAAAAATCCAGGCCTTAATATACCTGTCATGGCTCCTGATTTTACAGCATTGAATCAACAACTTCAACAGTACAAAAAGAATATTTCTTCTGATGGTGTACAACTGGTTGATAACAATCAAGTTGATACATTAAACTCAATGGCTAATTTGTTGGGATCGATTAATACATTGACAGGAGATGGAGCTGCCGGTTGGTTATCTTGGTCTTCAAGTATAATGCAGGCAATTGCTCAAGTAATCCCCTCTTTGAATAATTTGACTACAGCACAAACGAAAACGGCAGCTTCTGGAGCTGCTGCCAGTGTCGCTTCTATCCCTGTTGTTGGATGGATCATGGCAGGTACAGCGGTCGCAAGTGTATTGGCAGCAATTATGTCTGCTCCTAAATTTGCGACAGGTGGTATCGTGCCAGGTATAAGCTATGCGGGTGATAAGGTCCCTGTAATGGCAAATTCGGGGGAGATGATATTGAACAGGGCGCAGCAAGGAAGATTGTTCGATATGCTTAACAATGGAGGGGGCAGGTCGTCAGATGTGCGTGTTACCGGAGAGTTAGTTGCAAGAGGATCAAATTTGGTGGCAGTGATCAGAAATAGTGAAAAACTTAACTCGAAAATGCGATGAATATAGCTTATTACTACGAATTTAGAGGACTAGACAATGTTTTGAACAGGGTTGAGATATTGACGAACAACAGTGTTACGGCTAAAGAGGTCACAGGTACCGGAACACCTTTTGTCCTAACGTATTCCGATGCGAAGAAATTAGATCCCGTGCAGGGGGCAGGCGCAACAATAGGACTCGTGAGCCATGAAGTCTTTGAATTTGTATCGCTGCATACGGATGACATGCAAGGCTATATGATAAAAATGTATCGTGCCGGAAAACTGTATTGGGTAGGTTGGCTCGACCCGGAATTATATGAAGAACAGTTGTCGGACTATCCACCGTACCCAGTCGAATTTACCGCTGCTGACTTTAACGTGTTGGAACGGCTTAAATACAAGGATGAAAACGATGCCAACTACACAGATATAGTCAGCATGAAGGAACATCTTAAAAGGTGTCTTTCTGCTTTAGCTCTTCCGTTTGAAAAAATATATATTGGATGTAGCACAACAGCGGAAGGAATCACGCTGTCCGATAGCGAAACGGTATTAGACAAGTTATATGTAATGTCTGCCAACTTTTATGATGAAGAAAATGAACCGATGTCATGCCGGGAAGTAATAGAATGCATATTGCGGCCATTTGGTCTTATGATGGTGCAAAGGGATGGTAATATCTATATTTACGATTACAACACGATTGAGGATGGCTTGCCCATGAAATGTTACAATTATGCTAATTGGACATATGAAGGACTGCAAACTCCTGAGCATAATCATGGGGATTTGTCGAATATCGGTTTTATGTCCACAGAGGGTAGCTATGGATTTGAGGAGATGAAAAACAATGTGACGATTACGAGTTCCATATATGCGGAGCAATCTTTAATAGATGAAACCGTTCAAGAAACTGGGCTTGAGGGGAAAGTTGCCAGTCTTGATAAGGATAGCTATACAGAGGAGCATTATTCGAAATGTGCCGGATGGAATTATAACGATTTTATCCTGTTGAAAAGTAAAAAAAAGGAAAGTACCATATTGGGAGCCAATCTTGCTTATACGGGAAAAGAAAATATAAGCAATAACGTATGGTTTCAAAATAATAGTGGTTTGATTATTCCTTCGACTAAGTTTTTTTTAAGACTTAAATGCAGGGCTTATATCAATACTAAAAATGATCCGTTTGACAATGATGAGAAGGTTGACACCCCGGAAGAGTCCATGAGAATGCAATTGTTTTATAAACTGATACTCATAAGAGATGGTAAAAACATAATGTGCTATAACGGCAAAAACTGGGAATATGTACCTGAAAGCGGAGCTATTAAATACGGAGAAATGATTTTCCTGAATAATGGCAATTGGAGAGATAGCCGGGTTTTAAATCAATGGCTTACAAATTCAGAAGTTTATTGGACTGGATTAGCGCAGCCAGTGACAATAATAGATAAGGAAAAGGATTTTCAGTCCGGTGTTAAAATACCAATACCTCCCGAAAGCGGAATATTAAAACTTGTTATAAGTTACGCTATTATTGATGCAAACAGCAGAATACCATCGGTCCTAAAGGAAGTAAAAAATCTAATTATAGATAATGTAGTTTTAGAGCTTGAAGATATAGACGGTAACAGCATATCTACCGATGATTACGAGTTTAAAAGCTACGTGAATAAGAAAGTTAAGTCCGACCTTGATGAGATCACGTTAAAGTGCATATCCGCCAATGAAGAGAAAGCACCGATAGGCAAAGCTAATATTTTGAAAAAGGTCGATAGCGGCTTTACATTCCAACTTTCTTATACCCGTGCTGGTCAAACAAACATCCTTGAGCGTCTTTTGATGTGCACCATCCATTCGAATTACTCACAAAAACATGGGCAATTTGGGTGCAAGCTCCATCTTAAAGGCAATCCTATAATGGGTTATGTTACCTACAATAAGTTTTTGAAAGGTAATTTTTTAGTGACAGGTGCAGAGTTAGATTTCAGGCGTTCAACAATGACTCTTTCGTGCGTAGGATTTAGTAAGGATGTTGCAAAACTTAGTGATATCCCATACGATTGATTGCACAATATGGGTATGGTATATAACACAAAATGATTCATTTGATGGCAATAGATGTACAATATAATAATGTAAAAAAAACGGCTCTTCCTCGTACGGGGAGGATGTTGGATGCTGTTGGCGGAAATGTTACGGGTACGTCCGGAGGTTCAAGTATCGGCGGATCTTCGTTTTCCGGTTATTGGGACCTCATTACTACCAATGCTGCCGGAGAAGCTCTGGACGAAGGCAAGGAATATATCCGAACAAAGTATTCGGCTGTATCGGAAAAGGATGTTGTAGCCTATGGCACGCAGGATGAATTTCCCGATATGGCATTTCCAGTTGCGACTTATTCTACTCCTGGAGCAGTACAAATCAAACAGGGAGGCGGTTTGATCATCGGAGAAGATGGTATTATATCTGTTGATCCTAATTTCGCCGGCGGAGGCTTGGATGAAAAGCAGCTCAAAGAATATCTGGACAGGTATCATTATCTGACTCCATCCAGCTTGTTGTATGGCTACCTATCAAACAGCATAAGCCCTATTATCACGGCATCAGATAGCGTTAATTCGGCGTTTAAAAAGCTCGAAACGCAAATTATTAATTTGAATAAGGATTACGTTACGCTGACTACGGATCAAACGATAATAGGACAAAAAACATTTGAAAAGACGGTGTTATCCAAAGCGGATGTTGTGGCATACGCTGTAAGCGATATTGGCGATCTTATAGCTATAGCAACTCCTGATATGTACGGTTTGGTCAAATATGACAGTTCTGTATTTTCAATCAATTCCATCGGGCAGCTTACATTAGCAGACGGAGCCGGCGGAGGATTGACAAACGTCATACCATCCGGTACCGGAAATGCCGTAACGGAGTTGTCCTATGATAAGGCAACCAAGATTCTTACCTGGAAAAAAGGAAGCACTTTCGCGCTTCGCACAGAGATACCTACCCGATTGGGGCAATTATCCAATGATGTGGGGTATATTACGGGTATCAACAAGAATATGATACTTAATGCCCTTTCCGGAGCAGGTAGTAATAATAAATATCTGGCCGGAGATGGTACGTTTTATACCATTTCTTATAGCGAAATAAGCGGAACGCCGAACTTGTCTGTATACGTCAAAAAAGCCGGGGATACGATGTCCGGCGATCTGACAATACGGAAAACGGAACCTGCGTTGATTTTATCAGGGTCTCGACAGTGGTCAATATACGAGGCATCAGGAGATTTAGGGTTCCGAAATGGCAATACTTTGGCTGCATATTTTTCCGGCAGTAATAACGGTACATTATTGATATATAATGATCTCATAGCTCACGGGGATGTTGTCGCCTATTCATCTTCCGGCATAACAGATTTAGCCGTCGTTGCATCGTCGTCAACTTATGGGCTGGTAAAGTATGATGGCAATACAATAAGAGTTAATTCATCTGGGCAGTTGTATGTCGCTTCTGGAGGTGGGGGCGGCGGTTCTGTTGCCTGGAACGATATTACCGGCAAGCCATCATGGATAGGATCGTCCAAGCCATCTTATAGTTGGAGCGAAATTAGCAGTAAACCGTCGTGGATTGGGAGTAGTAAGCCGTCTTACTCATGGAGCGAAATAAGTAGTAAGCCGTCTGGACTTGTAACATCTGTTAGCATATCCGGAAGCGGTAACGCAATAATAAACGCATCTTTTTCGGGTGGGACATTGAGTTTAACAAAGGGTAGTATTTCTGGGGGGAGTAATTGGAACGGTGGAACTATTACAGGAAATCTAACTATTAGCAAATCAAGTCCGGGTATAGCTTTATCGGGTTCTGGCCCATATATGTGGTTTGGCTCATATTGGAAACTTACAGTCCCTTCCAATGATTATTGTTTTTACTACAATAATGACTTAAGGGCTTATCTATCGTATAGCAGTTCTGGAAATATGTGGGTCAAAGGGTCATTGGTACAAGGATCTGATATTAGGAGGAAAAATTTAATGGGTGATCTCGAAGATGTGCTGTCTAAAATGATGGCTTTATCTGTATTTAGGTACTCCTATAAAAATGATCCTGATGCCACGGTACGGATTGGCCTATCTGCTCAACAGGTTATCCAATATTTCCCCGAATTTGTATTTACGGAGCCGGATGGATATTATTCGATGGATTATGCGAGCATGTCGGCTTTGGCAATAAAAGGCATACAGGAGATCTCTAAAAGGTCTATGATGATTGAAAATCTTGTGAAAGTCCGTAAGGACTGGGAGTTGACGAAGGATCAGCAGATTAAACATCTTCAGGAGACGGTTATTAGATTGCAAAATGAAATAGATGAACTGAAAGGAGGAACTGCGGCATGATACTACCAAAGAAAGATCTGACACTTTTTCAAACTGCATTGAAGGTTGGAGCAGTATATACGAGCAGCGGGAAAGGGTACGTTATCCGTGATCTTTTCCGGCTTGTGGCCGCGGCCAAATCCGGAGGGGAAAAAGGTTATGCTTTTCGGGTAGCAGAAAACGGCTATACAGATGGTACACGCGGCTTTATGATTGACGGGGCATTGCCTTATTGGAATATCTGGAGTCCTGATAGTCCTGGGCGCTTCTTCATTGATATTGATCAGCGCATCAAACTTAGAATGAAATTTGATGCAGGTAATTCGGCCAATCCTTATTATCGTGCATCACTCGGATATTTTGCCGGTTACGATACCAATGCGGAAGCTCCTTTTGTTAATTGTACAAATGCAGCCAATGGAGTAATTGACTATTATCCGTCTTTTTCCCTGAGATTGGTATTTCTTGTTACTTGTTCAGGGATAAATTGGAAATCAGTGCAGGGATATATTGATCATTTCTATATCAAGGTAATTGGGACATTTGCATTAGGCGGATCGGAAAATGAAATAGCATTGATTGAAAGTCCGTCATACGTGAATACGGATGGTACAACAAGGTCCTATAACCAGCAATATGAATTAAAAAATCTCGGCAGCACGTATCAATATCTCCGTTTTGAGATGTATGTCGGATATACTGATACCGGAGGAGAAAAAATGCTTTTTAAAGTCCCTTATATAGAGTCACAGACAGTGAGGTTGAATCAACGAAAAGAAGGGCTTAGTCCTGGTAATTTCCTATGGTTCTACATATACAATCCCAATTCTTCATCCGGGGGGTATGAAAACGTAGCGATACCGGATTATGAAACGAAAATTCCGGTATCAAACAAAGAAATAGAGTTTCAGCCCAATTCAGGGACTCCGTATGATGGTCGATATGTTTTGAAATTCAGTGCAAAGATAGTTGGTGACTATTATACGGAAATACCGGGATATGGTACCGTTGATATACATGGTTACTATGATGTCCTTGCAAAGGGCTTTATATACAAAAAATCAGGTGGAGAGGTTAATGTAGACTATGAATCTCTTGGACAAATTTACCTGGATACAAACTCAGAATATAATAATTTTCAGTTGCAGATTCCAACAGAATGGGCAAGCAATAAATTAGATTCTGGAACATTACATTTTTTCATTAGAATGAAGTCTCAACCATAAAATAAAGTAATATGAAACAGATTAGCAACAAAAGAACAATTGCGGACGTGATCTATGACGGTGAACAGATCACTTTGAAAGGACAAGTAGAAATAGACTCTAACACAGGTCAGGTTAAGTCAGTAAATGGCGATGTCAGATTGAAAGACGGTGTAACGTACATCGGTAATTTTTCAATGCTCGGCATCAATATCAACGACATTTCATATGTCAAGTACCGGACCGATACATCGGAACTGGTCGATGAAATGGTACAAGCCATCAACAATAAAACAATTGAGGAGGCTTGACCATGAAAACTATCGAAGCAGTTGAACTATTTACGGTGCTGAAAGACTTGAAACTTTCAGGCATGGATACTTCTGATCGCTTAAAAGTGATCAGAAATCTCCGTGCTCTGCGGGAAGTGGCCGATAAGTACAGTGCGGATATGGACCTTGCAAAAGAACGTCTCAAACCGGACGATTATGACAGTCTGGTAATGAAGATGCTCGAAAGCAATGAGGCTGTAGCAGCCGGTGGTAGCCGTATAGTATCGGATTTGGAGGTTGCGTCATTTAACAAGCAAAATGAACAGTTTAACCGGGATTTGAAAGCAGTTCAAATAGGCACCTACAATAAGGATGAAGGATGCTTTGAAGGCGGTATGAATAGTGAACCGGTAGATGTGAAAATCGAATCTCTCACGGAGCTTGCATTTGACAAGCTCGTTGATGCCAATAAGGATGTGCCGGCAGGCGCATTAGCAGTATTGTTCGATAAAATGGTGAAGTAATGGATTTACAGGATTTGACATTTAATAAAGAAGGTGACCTGTATGTTTGCGAGTTCGAGGCAACAGGACCTTTTAATATTAAGATTTCCCGTACAAATGTATCGGGAGCTTATGGAGCATTGAGCGTTCAGCAGTCGTTGACGGGAGAGGATTATGTCCCCATTCCGCTGCCTCCGGCATGGCCTCTTATGGCCAATCTGGATTTTGAGATACCGAACGTCCCTGCCGGTATGCACATCCGAATTGAGAGCGGGGCAGAAGTGACATTGGCTAAAATAGCATATCAGTCATGATAGGGCTTAACAAAATAGGGCTTAACCAGGTGCAGCTAAATAGGCTGCGCCTGAATGCTCCATTTCCTGCATACGGAAAAATGGCCGGTGGTGGCGGTTCCGGCGACGGCTTCCCGCAACTTCCTGGCGATGTCACTCGTTGGCATTTCGGCGGCCTGACGAACGAGATGATGGCGGCTATGGACGATCCGAGGATTGAGGATGCGGACCATAAAGGTAGGTTCCTATCCTTCAAAAATTTCGCTTGGAAGGAAGGATCGGGTATTAGTGATATTTACCCCGGCGCACTCGTCTTTGACGGAGTAGACGATTACGGTACCTGTAATAACTTCCCTATTTTGACTAAGGAAAAAGGTTATACTGTTGTGGTGTTGAGACAGTGGGATCAAGATTTCTTGAATACAACTTTGACAGGAGGACTGTTGTCAACTAGGAATTATTCCACGGGAGAAGGTGTAGCATTTGAAAAAATAGAATCCTCAACTAAGGGTTATTGGAATTTAGGTGCTGGAGGTATCATAGATTTTGCAAAATCACCATTTACATGGCAAACATCAAAACAATATAATAATGTTGGTATTTTAAAAGGTGACAAAAATCATGGAAAACCATTATGTGTAGGAAGTGGATTGTCTGGAGGCCAACAGTGTGGTAGATTTGCTATCTGGGAACTTGTATTTCTCGATCACGATGCCACCGAAGAAGAACTGACCAAGATCAAAGACTACTTCGTTAAAACCTATCCCTGGCTCTTTCCCGACCAGGCATGGACAGTGGTAGGCAAAACCAACGAGGACGAAGATCGTGCTACTATTGCCAACATTACGGGCAATGGTAATGATCTTGTCTGTCTAAATTTGGGTTTTATTGAAGGGAGCGGGTACAATGAAGAAGGTGAATATGCTGGCTATCTGGTTACTGATGGGGTGGATGATAAGATAACTTCGTCTACATTTGAAATGGGTAATGATTGGACTGTAATAGGAGATTGGGAGCTTATAAATACAGGGAAAAATGACAATGCTGGTATTGTAAAATTTGATAGTATAGTCATTTATAATTATAATCCAATACTTATTAACATAAAAAATGGTAGAAATAATTTGATTCCCGATCAAAATACCGTTAATGCAATTTGTTCTGATGGCAGGATTTATTCAAAAGACTGGAAAGAATCTATTTATAATGAAGAAACGGAATCTACCAGTAAAAATCTCTTAACTATAGGATATTCAGGTAACAGTTATACTAAAATTGCTTTCAAAAACTTAGCGATTTATCCTACAGTCCTTTCCAAGGAAGATTGTATAAAAGCATATAATTATTTACAAACATTAAAAGCAAAATGACATGAAATACGCAATTGTAAACATCGTATGGGCAAAGTCCCACGGAATAGAAGTCCTACCGGAAATGAGGACAAGCACGGATCAGAGCAAGGTAATCTTGCATGAAGAGTTTATATCACCTTTCGGCGACGAGGAATTTCCGAAATATGAATCTACGGACCCGGAGTTTATAGATCTGCTGGCAAGCGAAGAATGGGCTTTGCCGGAAGGTGTAGAGATTAACAGGGAATTTAGCCGGTTACTGGCCCTTGACCAAATGGACAAGGAGGCTACCGAAAAGATCAATACATACGGCTTAACGGCATCCGAAGCATTACGAGTTAAGAACCGGCACCCGATATGGAAGGTTGGAATTGATGTTAACAAGGGAGATCGATATCAGGAAGGTGACAAACTATATGAATGCGACCTGGCTCACAGAACACAAGAAGACTGGCGTCCAGGACAAGGGGCACATTCGCTGTGGCACGAAGTGACGGAAGAACATACCGGTACTATTGAAGATCCGATACCCTATAACGAAAATCACGATCCCTTATTTGCTGGTATGATCCTCGAAAGCGGCAAATATTACAAGCAGGATAATGTAACCTATAAGTGTACACGGGATAGCGGAATAGCCTTGGTACAGGACTTATCCGCGTTGGTTGGCCACTACGTAGAAGTTGCCCTGTAGATAAGTTTATTCCGCCTTTTGTGCCGGGCGGCATCTAAATTCGACACGTACTTTAATGACAAGTTATTATGATTTGGTTAATAGTTATTTCTATCTTGATTATTGCGGCTTATACGACCGCAGTATGCGTTAAGCAGAAGGGTGTACCTTATTCGATAAGCGCCACGTTCTATGCGATAGAACATAAAGGATGGTTCCGCTTCACAATGTGGGCTTGTCCTATGGTGTTAATGCCAGCAATCTTGGAAGTCAGTAAGCCGGGGACGGAGTTTCTCGCTTACCTGGCGTTGGCCGGGATGATCGTTGTCGGGTGTTTTCCAGATTACAAAGCGGATAAATTCCAACACCGGGGACATATGGCCGGTGCAATGATGGCAATATTATTCTCTCAAATTTGGGTGTCACTTAACTTATGGCCTATGTTATTTGTATGGCTTACCTATATTGGATATGCTGTATTAAATATTGCCAAAGAAAAAGAAGGCACATTCTGGCATAAGCTCTATCAAAGTAAGCCGATGTTTTGGATTGAGATTTCTTCATTTGTGGCTGCTTATCTCTGTATATTAATTTGCATATAAAGATATGGAAGAAGAATTATTGACAACGCTTAGCCGCCTATCGAATGTGATTGGCGGCTTTGTGACCACCGTACTGATCCCCGTTGCCGGCTACTGGGGCTACCGGGAATATAACAAGCGCAAAGCGGGCGCAGAGGCTAAAAAGGCGGAAGCGGACAATATCACGCAATATGCCGCCGAATGGAAAGAGCTATACGAAAAGAAAGAGCAACGTGTCGGCGAACTGGATACCAAGATCGATGCCCTTTATGACAAAATAGACGAATACCGTAAACGAGTCCGGGAACTGACCGAAAAGAACACAGAGCTTGTGATAAAGAACAGTGCGTTAGAGTTCCGCAAGTGCAACAAGCACGGGTGTTCGGATCGTGAGCCGCCCAGCGATTTTTAGATTTAGATTAATGAACAATTAAAAATAATGGATGAATTTATTATGACAGCAAGAGGACTTAGAAATAATAACCCTGGCAATATCAGAATCAATGATGACTTATTTCAGGGCGAGGTGAGACCAAGCAAGGATAAGTCATTTAAACAGTTTGAAACGATGGCCTACGGCTATCGGGCGATGTTCGTAATCTTACGGAATTATATCCGCAATTACAAACTGGACACCATCCGCAAGATGATTAGCCGGTGGGCTCCGACAAACGAGAACCATACGGAGAATTATATCAGGGTGGTGGCGGAAAGAAGCGGTATTCCGGCTGACGAGCCCGTATATCCCGAGAACAGAGAGATAATGATTCGTATTGTCGCTGCTATGTCGTATGTTGAAAACGGCGTAGAAGCCGATATGCCGGATGTTATAACAGGATGGATTTTGCTATGAAATCTTGGCATGTAATACTGATTTTGATTCTCTGCCTTCTTTGCTTCTTGGCCGGCCGGCACACGAATAGGATAGGAGATGAGCTTGTTGGAAAAACCGACACGTCGACTCTGCGTGACACGATTCGAGATAGCATTCCTTATCCTGTCTATGAAACGGTGATCCAGACGGTTCCGGAACTGTTCCCTGTCTACATCACACTTGAGGGAGATACAGTGAGAGAGCCGATTTTTGTGCCTATCCCGGTCACGCAGAAAGAATACTTGACGGATGATTATCGCGCTTGGGTGTCAGGATATAATCCTTCGCTGGATAGTATTGATATATTTCGAAAGACAATGTATATAACAAAACAGCAGTCACCCCGTCGCTGGGGGATTGGTATTACAGCCGGTTATGGGATTGGTCGGTATGGTTTATCACCTTATATAGGGGTGGGAGGATTTTATAGAATTTGGTAGAAAACATTTGTTCATTTATCTATATCGTCTGTGAAGATAGTATGGATATCGGGAGGAAAAGAAAGCCTCCCAAACCTAAAAATTAAAACGGACCTGGTAGTTGTTTTAATGCGTTGCACGGCTGGGAGGCTCTAAGCTCTTTTGGCCGTGCTTTTTTGCCCGGCAGTAATATTAAAACAAACAACTAAACAGAATGTTTATGAATCGGGTAGAAATGTATTATAAAAAAGTGGTGGTGACCGTTTGCCAGGCAATAGGTACCGATCCTGTAATGTTACTTTCGAGCAATAAAGAAATAAATGTAGATGCTAGAGGAATAGTTATTGCTATTTTGACGGAACATAAATATAGTGACGGAACGATAGCTATACTAACCGGCATGACTCGTCAGGCAGTTAATCGGATAAAGAACATCTACCCGGATAGGATAAAAAGGAGCTATTATCTGCGTAGTTTATTTGAAAGTGTGAGGGAAGAATTAGTTGAATATGAATGATTAATTGTGAGAGCAATAAATTAGCAATAACTTAGCAAACAATTATTTATTAAGCAAAGCATTTATAGTGATTTTTGTGGTGTCCGGGTTACTCGGACATAACCATAAAAATCATATATATGGAAGCGGAAAGAATAATCAAAGAAAAGGAAATTGTCCATGACAGTGAGCACAAAGATTATGCATCTAAGGGTGTTGGTAATGCTGGATTGACATTAGGTATCATTGGAACAGCGTTGGGTGCATGGGCTGTATCTCGTAATCGCGGTGGTTTGTTCGGTGGTGGCTGTGGAGCCGGTATGCCGGAAAATGTAAACATCAATACAACTACAGGAGGTAGTGGTGGTTCCGGCGTAGGTGCTCCTACTGCATTTATGGCCTGGGAAAAGGGTTGCGAGGAAGCTCTTGCCTTGACGAATGCCATGTGGGGATTGAAGGTCTCCGGAATGCAAGCAGATTACGACCATCGTAATACGGATGTCGCTGAAAAATTTCAGATTTACCAGTCTCAGGTAAACGGCGATTTTGGATTGTACAAATCTATGCGCGACCTGAACGATTATCAGACCGAAAAATTGAATAACGCATCTTTTGGTCTGTATAAGAGTCAGCGTGACGGTTTTGATGTCCTAAGTGCCCGTATCGGTCATTTAGAAAAAGAAGTAGCAGTAGGAGCGGCTATCCGTCCGTACCAGGACAAGTTGATCCAGTGCGAAATTGATCGTGCTTTCACGGCATCGGTAAATTACACTAATCGTCTCGATTGCCGTAACATTAAAGGCGAATTGGTTCTTCCTAATACGCCCGTCGTTTCCGGTTACGGAAGTTATCGTAGCTGCTGTGGTTTTCCCCAGACAAGTGCTCCGGCAGAAACCGCTTGAAAATACAAAATCTGCAAAGGTTAAAGTAAAGCGTAAAAAGCAAAGTTAGTGGTAGCCCTTCGGGGCTTACCACTTTCCTATTATCAACCACTAACAAAATTATTATGGCATTAAATAACGTATTTATAGGAGGCGGAGATCCGTTATTAGGATCATCCTCTAATAGTATAAACGCAGATATGGAAGCCTATGAGCGCAGGTTACAGGAGACTCTTAGCCAAGTGCAGGCGCAAAAACAAATGGCGCTTAATCCTCAATCGCAAGCTCAGAGGAGCCAATCCCCATTATGGGATGAGATGGATAATATCGTTAATGATATGACGGATATGGAAATTGATGTATTAAACAATGATCCCGAATATCAAAAAGCTCAAAATACATTAATGGGCATACTTAACAGGGAGTATATGAGGATAATGAGGCCTATTGTGGAAGGGGTTAAAGACGGAAAAGAAACATTGGAAAATCTAATGTCAATTACTAAAAGAGTGAAGAAATCTGCTTCAGAAGAGGCTAACAAAAATATTGCACTATTCAATGAATATACTTCTAAATATGCAGATATGCCTTATGCGGAATTTCTGAAGTTGAAAAATAGTGGAAATAAGAAAAAGTCTAATTGAATGCCTTATGGAATTGAAACAACAAGCATTAGAGCTAAAAAGTAGATTTATAAACTCTGTAGAAATATGGGCGGAAGATAGGATCAATACTTTCGTTTCGGGGAATACGGCATTTAAGCCTTTGGCAAAATATTTGAAAAGAGGTGTTCATAATATTCTTATTATTAAGGATAAAGAGATAACAGAAAAGATAGAAGGTCTTATGCTTTTTGTCGCAGATGAGAAAGGCAATTATGATAAGGGGGAGCTTTTTGACGACATGATGAATATCTTTAAAACGATGAAGCCTTACAAGTTTGAACAAGGGTTTTTTAAAGGAACGATAGGCGAGGGATCTATTTTGTTAGAGCTGCCGGATAACGGACTTATGAACTTTATAATAGGTGATACTAACGCTATTCGTATAACGGAGGCTGACTTTTTGGAATTGAAATCAATATTTACAGACTAAATACAAAGAATTATGAATTACAATGAGTTAATAAAGGATTACCATTCAAAAGGTTTTGGTACCGAAAAGAAAATGTGGGAGTCTATCTATGTGTTAGAGGATGCAATGATGTGTTTGAAAGAAAAGAATCCAGATGTATATGACGAAGCTATGCGAGATTTACATGAAGTGTTTTGTGGCCCTCATTATAATGAGTGTTTTGCTCGTGAAGATGTTGCGGGGATGCACCATAAAAATACGAGGGGAGAAACGATCAAAGGTGAACATTGGAGCATGGATCAGGTAACTTCAGCCATAAAAGGCATGAGTATACCAGGAAATACCAACATATGGGATGTATATGTCGCTCTTAATGCCAATTGGCATGATAAAAATGTCAAATTCGCGGAATGGTTTAACGCGGATGCTGACAAGAAAATCATTGAGGATGCCATCAGTTTTTATTTTATGGACGCGGACGCACCGGATGGAAAAGTTTGGTTGTACATGGATGCAATGGATGATAAGTAAAGTAATCCTATTTAGTCCCTATTTAAAAAAAACGGGGACTAAATACGGTTTACTATATTGTTTTTATTTGTAGTTAACTATATAATGTCTGTCTCTTATACACATCTCCGAGCCCACGAGACATGCGCAGATCT